CTGGGCAGGGTCAATGCCTGCGGCATACGCTAAATCGTTCATCTTGAACCCTGCCTCCTTTGCTTTGAGGCGAATTGCCTCGATTGCTTGCTCTGTCGGTGTAACCATTGTGACTAACCCCTTTAATTGACGAATGCGTCCATTCTATGGTGCTTTTTTGACTAGATAGACAATTTATTTGCATTTATTAGGGAAAACACCTAGATAAATAGTTGACGAAGTAGTCAATTAGGGTTTAAGATTCGTCTATCAACAACCCGCCGCAAGGCATTTTCTAGGAGGTCTTATGACCGATTTCACTTTCTCTCCTTCAGACTTTAACGCTACCACCATTACGGTTGTGGCTAACACTCTAGACGCTTTGGAGTACCTTGCAGAGCGTTATGGCTTTGCTTGCGTTTCCATTAACGTGCGTAAGTCTGCTGCGCCAGAGTTAGCAGACTCGTTTGAGTTTCAAGGTTTGTCTTACCAGTAAACCCACGGGGCTGCGGCCCCATCTTTAGGAGATCACTATGCGCTACCGAGAACACTACACCATCCAACCGACAACCCGCAAGTGGGCAGAGATTGCCCTGGCCCTAGCCATCGGAGTCGGGCTGGCCTTTTTCTTCTTCATGGGAGTCTGATATGTCCGAGTCAATGCAAAAAGAGATTGATGCCGTCGTAGATGAGTTGTCCCCGCAACCAGGGCAAATCGGCATCCTGACTACGCATGAGTTGCGCGCGCACCTGCGCATGGCGGCAACCAAGGGTACGCTGATTGGTTGGGTTGGCGCCGAGAGACTCACTAGCACCAGGTACAAGCAGGACTACGAAAACCTGGTTCAGCACTGCAAAGACCTTGAGCTTGAGATCATGGAGTTAAAACGATGAAATCTTCACAAGAAATGTATGACGCAGGGTATGCCATACCTCAGTACGACATTTCAACAGTAAAGCGAACATGGCGGCATAAAGAAAAGATTTTTACAACGCCGTATGACGTGCCTGTTGAAAAAATGATGTGGAACGGGCATTTGATGGACTTTTTAAAAATGGAGAAGACTGATGAAAGCAGCTAAATTACCATGAAATTTATTAAATTCTTAAAAAACTACTACCGCGACCTGACGCCAGTCGAGGTCATTGCTCGGGAACTTGCACAGGCCCATTTAGACCGCTTGGAAGCCGAAGGTGCAGTAGAGTACGCCCAGGCTGTGCTAGACATGAATATGACCCGTATAGAGCGTTTGAACACACGTTTAGGAGAGTACAAATGAAAGATAACGTAACGGTAGCAAAAGAGTACACAGAATGGCACACCAAAACAGGCGGCTTTGCAAGGGACATGACCTTGCGTGACTACATTGCGGCAAAGGTTATACAAGAGCGTGCTCATGAGGGGTGGGACGATGAGGAACTCGCAAGACTAGGATACCAAACGGCAGATGCCGTACTCAAGGAGCGTGCCAAATGAGCAATCCAAAAAACCAATATTTTAATGAACAATATAAAGAAGAACAGCGCATAAAAAATATTCGCGCTACCAGGATGCTTGATATTATTTCAAAGGATTGCCAAATGACTAATTGCTGCAACGACTACGGAAAATGCAACTTAGGAAAAGATTGCCCTGCACGAAAGCAACGCATGAAAGAAACCGATGAGGCGTACATGAGTGGCGGCTGGGGCAGGGTGAACGACCCAATAGATGATATTGCCGATACCTTCAAGGCATTGATTCTTGTAATCGCTGTGACCGCAGCAGTAACGCTGTTGGCCTTTTTTATATGGGGAAAGTGATGAACATCATTGAAATGGCTAGACAAGCGAGGTTTTTTGTTGCCGATAATGAAGTCTATAGCCCGTCTAATCAGGCAGACCATGAGTTAACTGAATTCGTTAAAGCCTTTGCCGCCTTGGTAGCAGCACATGAGCGTGAGGCGTGCGTAAAGGCGTGTAAAAAACTACTTAAAGTATTCTTATCTCCGCAATATGCAACCGGACAACCGCTGTCTAGTTTTAAAGAGCGCCATGCCGTCGCATCATGTGTAGAAGCTATTGAAGCAAGGGGAACAATATGACAGGCTATCAAAGCAAAAAGGACATGGCGCAGGACAAGCTAGAAAGCATGGAGCGCAAAGCATTGAAGCTGGCGCTTGAGGCGTTGGAACAAACTTTGGAAACGCTTGATGATGAAAATGCAAAACCCGGCGGTGCTATTGCAGACATTATTTGGTATAGCGAACACATAACATTATTTGACTATTTGGCATCCGGAATCACCGCCATTAAAGAAGCCCTAGCACAGCCAGAGCAGGAGCGTAACTTCTGCCCCCGCTGCGGTAAGCGCACAGCAGACCTTACCGTTATCCACACTTGCACACCACCACAGGAGAAGAACACATGATTTATTTTGAAACAAATCAACCTCACTTTGTTGTATGGCCTTACCTTGCCGTTGGAATTGACGAAGAACTTTGGGTTGGGATTGGGTGGATGAATTTTGAGATCGGCTGGCGTAACGGTGATGGTGGTTTTGGGGATGAAGCCAAATTAAAGGAGCGCAATACATGAAAGTACATCACCTTAAAGACTGGAACGCTACAGCCATGCTTACCCATGCAATAGAGCGTATAGCACCTGAGCAATCTTGTATTGTGCTGTTCTACGAAGATGGCGAACTTAAATTTCTTTCATCTCATGTAGATAACCAACATGCTATATGGATGTACGAAATGGCAAAGCTATCTGTGCTGCATGAATGTATTACTCACTAAAGGACAAAAACACATGAAAGAAGCATTGAAATACCTTCAAGCTGGTGCGATTGTTCCCGTGGACATGGAAACAACCATACTACTTGTGAATGCACTTAAAGAAGCCTTGGCACAGCCAGCACAAGAGCCGGTGGCGTGGATGTTTCAAAGCGGTGATAAGTTTGGCTGGCGTGATGAAATCCAGTTTGTAAAACCATGGGCCAACTTCCCAGTTTTTAGGAACATAGTAGCCCTCTACACCGCCCCACCACAGCGCACATGGGTAGGGCTGACGGATGAGGATATGAAAGACCCAAAAACCCATAATTTTGATTTTATTTATGGCGCTAGATGGGCAGAAGCCAAACTCAAGGAGAAAAACGCATGAAAAATTGTTTTACAAACGCCACGGTAATGTGGAATGAGCGAGAAATCCTACGCCGTGAATCACTGGTGCGGGAAATTCCTGCAATGCTGCTTGATGTCTGGCGTAGTTTGAACCCTGCTGTGCAAATGGAGCGAGTAGAGACACCTGTGTTAACCCCTGCCGAATACTTAGCAGGACACATTGAAGCTAAGTTTGACTTGATTGACGCCGGTCGCCGTGGCTATCTGCGACCTGAGACTACGGCAGGAACCTTTGAGGCTATGCGCTTGCGATATGACCAAGAGGCGCAGATGAAGAAGCGGTTGCCTATGTGCTTGTGGCAAGTGGGTTTGAGTTTCAGGGATGAAGAAAACCCCGACACCATGCGAGCCAGCAAGCTGCGGCTAGTACAGTTCTATCAGATGGAGTTTCAGTTGTTTGCAAGCCACGGAAGTAAAGCGCCTTACCTTGAGACTGCGCTGGAGGCACTGGTGAAAACTTATGGTGGAACATACGAACCCGCCGATGAGCTACCGCACTATAGCGAGAAGACACTGGACTGGCACATTGGTGGCCTTGAGGTTGCTGGTTGTTCTGTCCGCAAAGATTGGGCGCATGGCACAGTGTTTGAAGTCGCTATTGGTATTGACAGATTGGTAGCATTACAGATGCAGGAAAAGAACACATGAGAAAATTAAGAAGCCCAGAAATACGCGAAATACTTTTACAACATGAGTATGGCCTTACTGCAAAAGAAATAGCCACACACACAAATATAGCGGCTGACAGCGTAACAAAATGTATAAAAACAATGTCGGATGTTTACATTGATCGCTGGTCAAGTCTAAGAAAGGGACTCAAATATATGCCGGTTTACATTGCAATTAAAGTGCCAGAGGATTGTCCGAAACCATAAAATACGGGGGAAAAGCGGATGCTGTGCCGGATGGCAAAAGACCTGGAAACAGGAGTCGATATGGACAGCGCAGCGAGTACCCCCACCTATTGCGTTATTAAAAGAAAAACATGAAATTAGAACTAAAGTTTAGTAGCCAAGTATGCTACGGCCCTACTTTTACGA